GAACAAGTTCAGTAACTTGGAGTCGGCAGTTTGCCAACTTGCTCTCCGTTGGAGAGTAAACAAAGCTGTTTACAGCTTTCTTGAGGTCTTTCAGCATAGCTGATTTGTTTTCTAATGTCTTCGACATTGTTGAGAGATTTGAGTTCCTCAAGGTTGGTCGACTTCCAAAACCAAACCTTAAGAGATAAAGAGTAAATGAAGAAGTCATAAGACTCCTTCTTCATATACTCTATCTCTACTCCATTCAACCTACGGTATCAACAAGTTGATACTCATGCCTTGACTACCAAGACACGATCCCTTTAGGGATTCCTAGGCGTTGGCAAAACCACCTCCCTCAGCTACTTAGCTAACACTTCTTGAAGTGTTAATGAACCTTCAGTATTGAAGGTTAATAGTTGAACCTATGGTTCAGTAGGGGGATTGTCCCTCCTTGACTCTCAATGGTTTAAAAACCATTCTCTGCTGTTTAGCTCTACCCTTTGGGTAATCGAATCTAACTAACTAGCTGTAAGCTAGGTAGTTAAAAGCTAGAAGTTGTAGCAGAATCTCCTAAGATTCTGAGGGACTGGGTCTGGTCTTGCCGTTTCGGTGGAAGCCACCGAGCCATCATAGATACACATAATCCCCAAACTCTGTATTACACAGGAATTTTTTGGCGATCCCCTTTTTTCGCCGCCTTTTGCGTTGACTTGTAAACGGAGTTATCCACAAACCACCTCTCTATACTGGTTAATAAGCTGTACCATAGAGTCTTAGGGGGTTTCATTAAAGCATATTGCTGACTTGACTTTGTAAGAAAAAAGTTGTAACTTCGCCAAAGCTCTTCAGCGATAAAGCTTCATAGATGTTTTAAACCTACGAGGCTGTCTTTAGGATTACTTAAGTAAGTAATAAAACAGTAGCTACGGAGCGTCATTCAAACTAATTAAGTTGTAAAGGCGCTAAAACTGTCTTCATTATATTTGTAGTATGAGAGTCAACAAGTATGGTGATCCTATTGATCCCAAGAAACTAAAGAAAGGTATAGGCTGGGCCGAGAGTCGTGGGGGAAAGTATATGATGAACCCAACGAGTTCCGCTACGGGGCGATATGGACAGCTTTATAGTTTGGTTGATGACCTCCCACAGATGGAGGGGGTATCTAGAGACAGTTTATCTAGGGATCCTAGGTTGCAGGAGCTGCTTATGGACATGAGGATCGAAAAAGGTATAGGGGGACCTAGTTTATCTCGTAATGCTGTTGATCTAGAGAGAGAATATAAGGGTCAGCTAGGAGATAAGTGGGATTACAGGCCTGATGAGGTAGCTGCCTTGACTCATTTCTTAGGACGGCAGGGTGCTAGGAAGTATTTCGCCTCTATCAGAGATAATTCAGAGTTCCAGGCACCAGGGGTGAACAAAACACCAGAAGAGTATTTGCGTATTTATAATGAAGGCATAGAGAGATGAAAGCCAAGAAGAGTAAAAAATCATTTCAAGAGTCTTTAGATTCTGCGGAGGGACCTAAGGATCTTCTTCGGCTTTTAGATTCATACAATGATAGGATTAACTCCCCCAACCCTAATAAAGACTCAGATAATGCTGTTGATTTTCTTAGGCGTTGGATGATGTCAGACGACTACAAATCCCAAATTGGTGGCGCGGCGATGATGAGAAGCGAGATTGGGGACGAGGAAAGCGCCATGTATGAGAAGATAGGGAGGGCGGGAGATGAACTAAAATTTGAACGCTTAAAGCCTGGTCAATATGGTTCGTCGCGTGCTTTAAATGAAATAGGCAGGTATTTAGATTACAGGCAGCCAGTGTTTAGCACTACGGTTGATAAGAATAAAACAGACGACACTAGAGGCGCTGTTGTTCACGAATTATATCACACTGTAGCAGAGCCCACGAACATAGGAAAACGATATGAGGATAATTTAGACTCCAGGTACTACGGTAAGGAAAGGACGGGAAAAGTTTCAGAATTTCCTGAAGGTGTTGGTGCTAACGATACTCAACCCGTCATAACCCCATTCGGTCCGTACCGATCAAAGAACGATGCCGCAAAACATATACAGCGTTATGGATTTGCCGTTGAAAATGACCCTAATCGCTACGCAGAATCAATCAAATACTTTAGAAATCCCACAGAGTTAAGCGCCAGGACAAGAGATCTCACTAACTTCCTACAAAACAAGGGTGAGATACCAAAGGACCAATTCTCCTTAGAGTATGACGATATACTCAAGGCATACGAAATGGGCAACGAAGCAGCAAAAGAATTTCTTTACGCCTTGGGTGTGTACACCTCAGATGGGTCAAAGTACGCTCTTAGGAAAGACTTGATACCTGAGTCTAAAGAAAAGTACAACAGGTATTTAAAAGGTAAGCTGTAACGCCATGAAAGCGAAAAAGAAACGTAATTACAAAAAAGAGTACAAGAAGTTTCAAAAGTCTAGCACTCAGAAGAAGCGCCGAGCCCTAAGAAACAAACTAAGAAGAAAGTTTGCAAAAAAAGGCAAGGTTAAAAAAGGCGACGGAAAAGACGTTCATCACAAGAACGGAAAAGCAAGAGTAATGACAGCCTCCAAGAACAGGGGCATGAGAGAAACTTCACGAATAAAAGGATCTAAAAGAAAATGAACCCACTTAAAAGATTTGAAACCAGGACTGAGGAGCAGAAAAACGCTCAAAGAATAGACAGGGGCCGCGACAGACTAATGAAAAAGCTTCGCAGGCAGGAGAAAAGGGGTAAGATATCAAACGCAACTCTTGCCTATCAAAGTGCATTATCAGCAGACGCTGGGAGCACACTAGGAAAGGATGGCACCGACTTGAAAACTAAGTCTGCATCTCAAGAACTGGATAGGCTTAAAGAGCAAAGAGCAGGAGAAAGAATTGTTTCGAACAATATAAACGAAGGGTTCCTTCTTGCTGCTGACACACTCATGAAAGCCGTTCCTGTTGCAGCTCCAATTAACATGCTTTATAAAGGAGCAAGGGCAGAAATGGATGCTATTCAAGACGGCACCCAAGGAGATGTGCCTGGCGGAACAATGTTAAAAAGCATGGGTAGGGACGCTCTTAATTTTGGAATCAATGAATACGGTGAGGATGCATTTGACTTTGTCAAAGAAAAGGCTCTCGGATCAAGAGCATCAAAAGAAGCTAGCAGACTTTCAAGCGCACAAGACGCTTTAACTGACGCTAAGGATAATCAAACGATGAACTTAGTTGACGGGGGAGATGGTCTCGACGCTCAGAAGAGAATAGACAGCATGGAGTCTTTGGTGGAAAGAAGGACAGAGCGAAATGACATTGCTCAGGAAAACTTAGAGTCTGGATCTCTTCCATTTATAGGAGATATAAATCCTTTCAAAGCGGGAGGTGTCGCATCAGACAAAATCAACTCCTTAATAGACATGTCTAAAAACATGAGGACCAGTATTGACTTCGCAAAAAACAAGCTAGGCCTTGAAGAATCAGCTAAAAAAGTAGTTGAGCCTCAGGGAATGGAGTATTCAATCTTTGATCCAAATGAGTATAATTAATATTAGTATATTTGCTTTATGAGACCAATGATGAAAGGCGAACAGCCCAAACAGTCTATGAGGGTTGCTGGCCAATTTGCCCAAGGACCTATTCAACAGACAGAAGACGGAAATCAATTCGTTGAAATGGAGCTGCCTGACGGACAGGTAGCACCAGTTTTTGGAGACTGGGAGACTTATGGTAACCCAAGCAGGGACGGGGTTATTGAAGATATGGACTATAGGATCGTACCATTAGGTGACGGAACCTACTCTTTGGATGCTGGAGAGATGGAAAGCGAAATGACGAGAACAGAAGGAAGGCAAATGGCGTCTCAAGCACAAGGAGGTCCAGGAGCCTCTAAGATGGAAGACCTTCTGGAAATGCTTATGCAAAAAAAGGGCATGGGTCAATCTCCAGGAGGAATGATGAAACCAGTAAGACGATAAGAAATGGCATACGGAAAACCAAAAGGACCGAGGGTCGTAAAAAAGAAGTGTAAGTGTGGTAAACCAAAAGCCTGCGGTTGCAAAAATTCATACTAAGATGAGCGAGGAAAAAAGAAAAAAAAGACAGACAAGAAGGTCTGTTCGTAGGATTACCAGAAAGGCGCTAAACAGTGCTGCATCTGAAAAGAAAAGAATGGATCAGGCCGACCTTGAACGCCAGAACAAAGTCAAGGGAACTAAAAATCTGTTAAACAGTCTTGGTAAGTACGGTAAAGGGAAGAAGTGATGCCAAAGCCTAAGAAGAAAAAGGACGACGGGGTACTTATAAGAAAGTACAAAGACTCAGAAGAGTACGGAACCTCTATGGAAAGGCTGACTGATGCTTTGTCTTCTCAAGGCATGGACGCTGGCGACCTCATGAAGTTCTTGTCAACTCAACGCTCCAGAGATACCAGAGGGTTTGATCCTCAAGCTGCTTTCATGGTTGAACAGCCTGAAAAGGGAAGGGTTTATAAGGACAATGAATCAGGCATGCTTAAGTATCAAAGACCAGAAGGATTCAATAGTAAAGGTGAGCCAGTATACGGAAGGGGCGTTAGGATATCCAAGGATAACGTCGGTGATATAGTAGACAACGAACGCATATCTCCTTCCGAGGCTATGAGGCTTGCAAAGACAATGCAAGATCCCGCAGTAGCAGCTTTCTATGGTGATGTATACGGCGAGCCAGCTGAAGTCAGACAAGCCAGAGTACTTAACAGCTTTTCTAAGCAAGTCGGTAGTGGAGGATCTGCTTTCGGTAGAAGTGCTCAGCAACAAGACTTAATGGATTCTAAAAGCTCTTCGGCTAGCGAGTTTCTTCAGCGATGCATGAAAGAAGGTAAGATGAGCGACTCCTGTAAGCAGATGATGAAGAATGAGAGGTCAAAGATATCTCTTGGTGAAAGACTGTTTACTCCTATGCCTGGATCTAAAGGAGAATTAAGAAAGCAATACAAAAGTCAAAGCGGAGGAAACGGCCTTAGCCCTCTCCAAACGCTGATGAGAACGAGTAAGATTGGGAAGTAAAAACTACTTCAATCCGAGGCTTAAGCGGATTAACCCTGCGTATATTGCAGAGAAAAATAAATTCAATGAGGTTAAGCAAAAATCTAACGCTAAAAGAAGTGGTGAAGTCAAACACCGCGACGCGAAGGGGGATAGATAACACCCCAGATAAGTGGACCGTACACAACCTACAGGCCGTAGCGGACCATATCTTTCAGCCAGTGCGCGATCACTTCGGTGTACCTATCGGGGTTACCTCTGGATTTAGATCGAAGGAGTTAAATAAGGCCATAGGAGGGAGTAAGTACTCTCAGCATATGATCGGGGAAGCTATTGATATAGACGCCGATATGTACGGGAAGGTAACTAACTCGGAGATATTCGACTTCATAAAAAAGAACCTAGAGTGGGATCAGATGATCTGGGAGTTCGGAGATGACGAGAACCCCGCATGGATTCATGTGTCATTCAAAGAAGGCGGAAAGAACAGAAAACAACTCAAGAGAGCCTACCGAGACAGCAAGGGGGTTTACTATACAGCGATTTGACTATATTTGTTTTATGCTAGGATTAAACAACACTATATCATCTTTAGGAACAAGCTCTTCAGCCGTGATAGCCTCACGGGAATCAGGGGGATCAGGATCGTCTGAACCCGACCCTCTTTTTTTGAGTTCTGTTATCCCTGCTAATTTTTTCACCCCAGACTCTATTCAAGGAACTTTGTCTCTTACAGCCGATCAATCAGCTCCAGACGGAAGCCGAGGATGGCTTAAGGGAGTTTTTAGTCAGGATCAAACCAGTTTTTCTGGACTTTTACATAATGATTTTGACGGCGATATTACGGGAGGACTTGTGAGCGGAGATAGCTACAAGATTTCTTTTGATTTCTTTTTGAATAGCGGAACAAATGGAAATGGGGAAACCTTCTGGCCCTCTGCACCAACAACGACAACCATGTCTTTAGGGGGTAGAGGACCTAACCAAGACATATCGCCAGGATCTGCTACTTTGTGGGAGCAAACACTCTCTTCTATTAATAGACCTGACTATAACGATTTATACATTTTTTGGAATTATCCATCGTCTGATCGTCCACACGCAGGAGCTACGTTTTACATGAAGAACCTTAAGGTGGTAGCTGCCTAAAGTGAGTTATAAAAACGCTGCACAGCCAACCTTCCCTTCTGAGTCATCGCATATCTAACCCTGTAGTTGAATTTAGTTTCGTCACGGAACAAGTGATCCTCTAGGGTTTGAGATGGGGTAAGCTTATCAAAGTGTTTATATAAATAACCACCAGATACTAACGGGTATATCATTCTATCGGCTAGGTTCTTTTTATACATGCCGTAGTTCTCTGCCACCCACGATATAGTAAAGAACTCCAAATCGTAAAGGAACAGCATCAGTTGCAGATAAGACCTGGTTAGATCTGGGTTGCTTTCTAGAAACTCATCCGTGGCGCCGCGAAGGTTCTTTAAGTAGTTGTTCTTTACGTACTTATCTGGCAGCTTCGAAACCTCTCTGAAGAGTCTTGTCTTTTTAACGGTTGACTTGGGCATGCGTATTGTGTCGTATATTTGACTTAAACAAATTTACATCATGAACCCTAAAGACACCCTCTTCTTTGCCGAAATGTATTCTCTCGTCAAAAAGATGGAGGAGACAATTGATGAGTTCGAAATGAAAGATCGCACCCTAGCCTCTATAGTCGTTGGAGTTATAGACTTCGAAGCTATAGAAGATGGAGATGAAAGCGCAGAGATGAAAACCATGTACAGCTTTAACCTAGAAAGTAGAGCAGAGCTAGACACACTGAAAGAAGTAATGGATAGCGCATATCAAGAAAACGATTCATTAGACGACCTCTTGGGTGATTTGGGCATATCCCTAAACTAAAATGGAAGGACTTATCAGAAAGATTGTCGTCGGTAAAGAACCGAAAGACGGCATGGCTTATTACATCGGAATGAAAGCTGGCAGGGGTGTCGTATCCGCCATACTGGAAGATGAACATCACCTGCATAAGTTTGGCAAGAAGAGATATCTTGTATATATTGAGAACGACGAAGGTACCTTGCTATGGAAATCCATAGACGAGATGCCCTGTATGCTTGAATTTGACTTGAATTTTTAATTGATGAGGACATTTGACTTATTTATTGTCAAGCTAGATAAACAGCTTGATGATAAGATCACGACCCCTGGAGGTCTTGAGCTTTTTATAGACACTAAATTTAATGAGTTTGAAAACAGAATCCAAGAAGGCCCCGTTGTGGCGGCGCCTTTCAAACACCATACAGGGGTTGAAGTTGGGGACACTCTTTACTTCCACCACCTCGTGGTTCTTAACGAAGGCCAGGTACTTACTGGAGAGCCTAATCACTATACTGTTCGCTTTGATCCAGAGCATACTATTAATAATCAGGCTATTGCTTATAAAAACCAGCACACTGGGGATATACGCCCTCTTGCGGGCTGGAGCCTTCTTGAGCCAGTCGAAGAAGAGGAGGTTCAAGAGTCGGACACTATCGAATTGGTTAAACTATCAGAGGTCCCTGTCACAAAAGGTCGTGTCGCGTTTGAGGCTCCTTGGATTAATGAGATAGGAGCTAAAGCGGGCGACATAGTAGGATTTCGCAAGAACATGGACTATCGAGTTAACATTGATGGTAAGGAGTATTACCGAACCCGCGCAGAAGATTTGCTATATGTCGAAGTCTAAATTTACTACCGTAAGTGCCGCCAGGAGACTCATGCAGAGTATGGAGGAGGCTATTAATAATATGATCGAGGAAGTCAAGAAGCCAGTAGACCCCGAAGCAGGGGGATCTGCGCGTAAGGCCGAGCTCCAATCCATAAAGCAAACTGCTATCGACTGTAAAGAGCTTTTGGTGGAGCGCCAGAGGCTAGAGCAAATGGTTAAAGAACTAAACGACAATGGAGAAATTGAAAAAGATAAAGACTACTCAGGAGGATTCGCAGAAAGATTCTCAAAATAACCCAAGCGGGCTCGTATATTGGGATGATTATGATTTTGAAAATCAATCAGTTACAAGCGGTCACCTAGAAGTTAACTATACGCCCTCGTAGCTCAGCTGGATAGAGCAACAGCCTTCTAAGCTGTGGGTCCTAGGTTCGAGTCCTAGCGGGGGTACTAATTAAATTAAAAACCATGCCTGATCTTATTTGCGAGAAATGTAAAACAGAGAAGTCTGTAAGAAGCCTTACCATGAAGTTTAAGAACGGTAGTGTTTACTACCCTGAAGGGCAGTGCGAATGCGGCGAACAAATGGAGATTAAAAACCCTAAGGAAGGCGTACCTTCGCTGGGTAGAATGAACTCACATGGACAGAGCTACTGATGTCCAATTTAATCGACATAGAAGGTTATGAAGCTAAGGGGATTAAGATCGACCCTAACGGTACAGAAGGAGAAACTATCGAGCTCCACGGGATACTCGTGGTACTACCGAAGAAACCGCACAAATCGGAAATTCTCTTCCATGACCAACCAAAGAAGTTGCAGCTGTGGAAACGCATTCCTATGCCAGAGGAGATGCGTAGGATACGCAGCATGGATGAGTGGTTCGAGAAACCTGCCGAGTTTCGGAACAAGTTTCGTTCTTACATCGAACAAGAGTTTCAGCGTAGGCGTGACGGTGTATGGTTTTACAATAATGGGGAACCTACGTATATTACAGGGAGACACTATATGTTTCTACAATGGTCTAAAATTGATATCGGATACCCATCATACCTTGCTTTCCAAAAAGACATCTTTACCCACATGGCTGCTTGTGAAGCTGATCCTCGTTGTTTCGGTCAGCTTTATACTAAGTGCCGTCGTTCTGGCTACACTAATGTATGCTCTTCTGTCCTGGTGGACGAAGCTAGTCAAGTTAAAGAGAAGCTTCTTGGCATACAGTCGAAGACTGGTAAAGACTCACAGGAGAACATATTCATGAAGAAGGTGGTTGCGATATTTCGCGGCTACCCATTCTTCTTTAAGCCCATCCAGGATGGTACCACAAACCCTCGTATGGAGCTGGCATTTCGTGAGCCCTCTAAGCGTATTACGAAGAATAACAAGACCTCTCAGATTGGTGACGCCCTCAATACGGTGATCAACTGGAAGAACACTACTAATAACGCATATGACGGTGAGAAGCTACATATGTTATACCTCGACGAGGCTGGTAAGTGGGAGAAGCCTACTGATATAAGGGAGGCCTGGAGGATTGAGCGTACTTGCTTGATTGTAGGTAAAAGAGTAGTAGGTAAAGCCCTGGTGGGAAGTACGGTAAACCCTATGAATAAAGGCGGCGACGAGTATAGAGAGCTGTGGGCCGACTCCGATCCTAACGAAAGAAATCAGAACGGACGAACCAGGTCTGGACTATACAGAATATTCATCCCAGCCTATGACGCGCTGGAAGGTTTCTTTGATTTGTATGGTAATGCTGTTGTCGAGGACCCACCACAAAGCGCACACATACAAGGCATAGATGGGGAGGTCGTCGATCAAGGCAGTAAGACCTACCTAAAGAACGAGCGTAGCTCATTTAAAAACGACCCTTCTGAGCTGAATGAGATAATTAGGCAGTTCCCCTTTACAGAGGACGAGGCATTTAGAGATAGTATTGAGGGTAGTCTATTTAATATAGGTAAGATCTACCAGCAGATAGAGTTCAATGAGGATATGTTCCCTAACCCCGTGGTAAGAGGTAACTTCATATGGAGGAAGAAAGACGAAGAAGTTGTGTTCTCCCCAGACCCAAACGGTAGGTTTAGGGTGTCCTGGATGCCACCCGATCACCTAAGGAATAAGAAGAGTGACGAGCGAGGTAAAAGGACTGCCCCTAACGGTCATATCGGCGTTGGAGGGGTTGACTCGTATGACTTAGACGCTACAGTTGACGGAAGGGGCTCTAAAGGCGCCCTACACATGTACAATAAGTTTAGTATGGACGCCCCTGCTAATATGTTCGTAGTGGAGTACGCTTCTCGTCCTGATCTAGCCAGCATCTTCTACGAGGATGTTTTGATGTGCGCTTTCTTTTACGGGTATCCTTTACTTGTAGAGAATAATAAGTACGGTATCGTAAGGTACTTTGAATCAAGAGGTTACGACGGCTACTTAATGGATCGACCTGACTTCCTTAAGACAGGAAATTCCTCGGTAAACGTAAGGACTAAGGGCATTCCATCCAACTCGCAGGATGTGATACAGTCTCACGCCCAGGCTATCGAGGCATACATACACGATCATGTAGGTATAAAGGCTGAAACTGAGGAGTTTGGTAACATGTACTTCAACCGAACTCTAGAGGATTGGATTGCATATAAGATAGATAAGCGAACTAAGTTTGACCTTACTATTAGTTCTGGTCTAGCACTCCTTGGTGCTCAGAAATCAAAGAAGAAAGAAAGACCCGCCTCTAACTTTAGTGAGAAGAAGTTTTTTAGGACTCACAAGCCTAAAGCTTGGCACTTCTAGTTTTACTATATTTGCATGGAGTTATAAGAACTCAGCTCATTGCAAATGAACAGTAACAACAAAAAATCTAGCTTTCCAGACCCGCTGGCTTCATCTGAAGATAAGCAAAGCAAGGCTTACGGACTTAATTATGCTAAGGCTGTATATAAACAGTGGGGCAAAATGGATCAGCAGAACTCTATTTTTGGTAAAAGAAAGAGCACGTTTGAGAGAAACCGTCGTTACGCGAACGGCACCCAGGATACGACTATCTATAGATCTCTTCTTACTTCTTTGGACCCGAATAACGGTGACGGAAGTATGGTTAATATTGACTTTACTCCAGTTCCCATCCTTCCTAAGTTTGTTAGAATTGTAGTAAACAAAATACTTTCTTTATCTCCGTATCCAAACCTCGAAGCTATTGACCCGCTTTCTTCTTCTGAAAAAGACTTAGAGAGAAAAAAAATTGAGTTTGCCGTAAAAGCAAAAGAATCGCTAAAAGGAATTCAGGAAAAAACAGGAGTAGAGATTTCTGGACCAACTAAGGATATACCAGACAGCTTAGAAGAGGCTGAGATATTTATTGGAAATAACATCAAGTCTTCTTCGGAGATCGCCGCCCAAATAGGAATAAATCTAACCCTTGAATGGAATGAGTTCAACGACTCTATTCTTAGAAGATGCGTCAATGATTTAGCTGTATCGGGAATGGCTGTAGTCAAAAGGTCCAACGACCCTAGCTACGGAATTAAGACCGATTACATAGATCCCATCAATTTCGTGCATAGCTTTACGGAGGATCCAGACTTCGGAGATCTCACGTATGCTGGCCACGTAAGGTATGTTCCCATTCATGAGCTAAAGCGCATGGCTGGAGATCAGTTTACAGAAAATCAGTTTAAGGAGATAGCGGATAAAGCTCAGAAGAAATACGGGTATGACGCTAGCAAGTTGACCCAGTCTTCTTACGACAGGGTTAATAATCAGTCTAGCTTTGGTTACGACGAGTATTTAGTTGAAGTGCTGGATTTTGAGTTCATGTCTGTTGATTGTGAGTACTTTGAGAACAAGGAAAGCAAATACGGCAATGTAGGTTTTTACTCTAAAGGAGAGTCCTATAAAAAGCCACAGAACTCAGTATTTAATAGAGATGTAGTAAAACTTGAGTCAGCTTCAGTGTACGGAGGGTGTTATATTTTAGGAACTGATTTCTTGTTTAACTACAGTAAAAAGAATAACATTCCTAAGAACATTCACGACATCTCCAAGACTAATCTATCATACTCTGTTTGCTCCACGAATATCTTAGATATGATGCCTAAGTCTATGGTTGATAGCTGTATCGGCTTTGCCGATCAATTACAGCTTACTCACCTTAAGATTCAGCAAGCAGTAGCCAAGGCAAAACCAGATGGAATCATCATTGACATCGAAGGTCTAGAGAACGTTCAGCTAGGAAAAGGCGGTGACCTTCAGCCCCTTGAGCTGCATGATATTTATGAGCAGACTGGTGTTTTTTATTATAGAAGCAAGAACCCAGAGGGAGGGTTTCAGAACCCGCCTATTAGAGAGATCGGAAACAGTATCCGAAACATTAACGAGCTTATAGGTCTTTATAACCACTACCTGCGTATGATCCGTGATGCAACGGGTATTAACGAGGTGATGGACGCCTCTTCCCCAAAGGGAGATGCGCTCGTAGGTGTAAGGCAGCAAGCTTTAGCTGCGGCAAATAATGCTATATATGACATCACTAACTCATCTATGGTGCTGTATAAAAAAGTTTGCAGCGACATAGTTAAGTGCTTGCAAGTTATTCATCCAGACTCTGTTCTTTACAGAATTTATGAAAATGCAATAGGAAGTGAAAACATGAAGGTTCTTAGTTCTTTCAAGAACCTGTCTATGTATAATTTTGGCGTGCGTGTTGTAAAAGAAATGGAAGAAGGTGAGCGTCAATACCTTGAACAAAACATACAAATTGCTTTGTCTCAAAAAGAGATTGATTTGGAGGATGCAATTGCTGTTAGACAGTTAAAAGACATATCTCAAGCAGAAAGACTTTTAATAGTTCGAAGAAAAAAGCGACTAGCCATGAATCAAAAAATGGCCCAGCAAAACTCTCAGCAGCAAGCTCAGGTTCAACAACAATCAGTTCAAGCTGCTTCTCAAGCTAGACAGCAGGAGATGCAAATCGAGGCTCAGCTAAAAGCTCAAGAAATGCAGCTTAAGAGTCAGCTAGAGGCTCAATTAGAACAGGTGAAGCACGGATTTAGAAAAGAGATTGAGATCATTAAAGCTCAGGCCACACTTGGTTTCAAAGAAGACGACGAAAACTTCAAGGAGAAGCTCGAAGTTCTTAAAGAGGACAGGAAGGATGATAGAGTGAAGAAACAGGCTGTCGAGCAAAGTAAGTTGCTTTCTCAGCGTCAGGGACAAAGAAGTGAGCTTCCAGAGGAATCAGGAGATATTACATCAGAAATACTAGGCTAATATGGATAAGGTTTTAAACTTAGACAGGTCACAGCGTCTTGATCTAATATGTAGAAAAGGAGATACATTCACACTTAATCTAGAGCTTAAGGATGATTCGGGTGTGGCCTTAGACCTCAACGACCAAAGAAACAAATACAGCTTTAAAATGGACGTTCGACCCAGCGACACTTCCGAGCTGAACATAGTTGATGTAACTCCTAAGATATCTTTAGACACTCCTGGCCTGGTCACCTTTTCCGTAGATGCCGTTAACATGACTATGGATTCTGGTCTTTATGTTTATGACATTCAACAAACCAGGACGGATCCAGCCCCAGATCCAGACGTTGTTCTCTCTGTAGATACCTTGATATACGGAACTTTTAAGGTAAATGAAGACGTGACTATAGCTCAAAAGTAATGGCGAAAATAAAAATTACAGTATCCAAGGGTCCTCAGGGTCCTCAAGGCCCTCAAGGCCCTTTAGGTCCAGTCGGTCCTTCTGGCCCTCAGGGTATCCAAGGTCAGCCTGGGTCAGACGGAACTGTAGAGGGCGATATAAACAACATCAGCAATGTTTCCTTAGATTTTAATGCATCTAACCTAACCACACAACTAATACCATACATAGGGAACGTAAGTGCTGTAGCTATGAGGGCTTTAGTTTGGGATCCAGTTGACAACAACATTAAGCTACTTGAAGATGCCCCAGGAACTTATGTGGTTAACGCAATCGGAGGCAGCCCGTCAGCTGGATATCAGTTTGTTAGCCCTATATTTTCTTCAACAACGGGCGGCTCTATACCTGGCCTCTTTGCCAATGACGCCACTATATCTGTAAATGAGTCTGGTCAAATACCAACCTCTGCTAACTTATATGTAAATGGTAATGTAAGGTTCAATGGAGCCATACAGGTGGGCGACACATCTAGCGTATCTTACTCTTTCCCAACCGCAGATGGTTCTGCTGGTCATTTCCTCAAGACAGACGGAAACGGTCAATTATCGTTTGCCGCAGGATCTTCACTCTCCTTGGGAACTACTAGCACCACAGCCCTTGCTGGAGACACCACAACCATCACATCAGGACAGGCGAGTGCCATCACGGCAAACACAGCAAAGGTTGGAATCACCGCACAACAGGTCTCCGACATCACCACCAACAATGCAAAGGTTGGGATCACAAGCGGCCAAGCCAGCGCCATAATCGCTAATACGTCAAAAGTTAGCTACACTGATGGGGCTGTAGATTCAAGAATTGCAGCGGCCAACATAGCGGACTTAACTGATGTTCCAGCTATAGGAACGGCAGGTCAAGTGTTAGTCGTAAACTCTGGAGCCACAGCTTTGGAATATGCTGATCAGACCTCAGGGGGGAGCTCTGCCTGGACGACTACTGGTAACGACATCTACTACACTACTGGTAATGTAGGTATTGGTACAACCTCACCTAGCCAGGCCCTTCATGTAAGTGGTACGGATAAGCATATCTACATTGAGGACGGTAATCTGAAGCTGGACAGGACTAACGAGGGCAGGATTGAGTTCGGACTTGCTGCCCAGATGTGGGGGGATAGCAATGCTAACTCTGCTTACCTTCAGAAAAGTGGAAGCGACTACCGCATAGACTTTCATACTCAGACGGGTGGATTAACATCTAAAAACACTTCAACTGGAGAGTTTTTTAAAATTGAACCTGAGCTATTCACCGTTAACGATTACGGAGCATTTAAGTACTTACAGCACAACGCGGCTAACAACAACAGCGGTAAGGTTTTAGAGTTTAGCAACGGGTCGGCCTCAGCCAGCAGAGGTCTCGTTCAGATAAACGGAGACCTCAAGATTAACGACTACACAACTAGTAGTGCGGTTGAAAAAATTAAGCTTGGAAACGACGGGAAAATAAAAGCCCTTTTTGGTACAGAGAATGTTCTTATTGGTGATGCTGGAACTAACATAACTGGTTACTCCAACACCGCTGTTGGTTCATTCACTCTTAGAGACGCTACTTCGGCTAATCAAAACGTAGCTATTGGTCAGCAAGCTCAGAGGTATACAACTGGAAATTACAACGTTACGGTTGGTACTCAAGCCAATATGTATACCACTGGCGCTAATAATGTAGCGGTTGGTGGTTTGGCGGCGAAGGGGGGTTCTACCTCCACCTTCTCCAACACAACTGCCGTCGGTTATAATTCCCTCAACGCCCTGACCACAGGGTCATCAAACACAGCTATAGGTTATAATTCGGCTAGACTGTCAACAACGTCAAACAACCTTACGGCTGTTGGTTTTGCTGCACTTCAAAGTAATACTACTGGGAGTAACAGCACTGTTATTGGTGCATCTGCCGCGACAGTTGGTAGTTTTAGTAATGTGACCGCCATAGGATATGCTTCTGCCCAATATGGTTTCGGAGGCCAACACAATGCTTATTTGGGAGCGTTTACAGGCAGGTATAATTCTGGTAGCGGTAATGTCCTAGTTGGTCAAGATGCTGGAGTTGGGTCTAGCGGTTCTGATTTTACTCAATGCGTGGGCATTGGATACAGGGCGTTAGGAACATTGACATCAGGAGATAACAACGTAGCTATAGGATACCATAGCGGTCAGTACATCACAACTGGATATAAGAACACGCTTTTAGGTACTTACGCTGGTAAAGGGGTTAACGGAACATCAACCTTCACGGACACAGTAGCTGTCGGCTACCAAGCCTTAACCGCTTTAACTACTGGAGCGGGTAACACGGCAGTTGGATATCAGGCTGGTGATGCCATAACCACAGGAACTAACAATACATTAATAGGTCACGAAACTGGAGGTGGACTTACTACAGGTCAAAAAAACGTAGAAATTGGAAAAAACAATAAAACTAATAATAATAGTTATAGGGTAAGCGTAGGATATAATACTGGAGGGGGGAGTGAGTCTGTCGCTATAGGGGATAATGCCCTAACTTCCTCTACTGGGTCAAAAGGTATAGCTATTGGAAGGAGTTCAGGAGGTAACTTTTCTGGGTCTCACGGAATTTTTATTGGATATGAGGCTGGTGCAGGTGTTGGTTCAGGTAGTCATAATGTATTTCTTGGATTTAGACAAGGTAAAAGTGCTAATAATAAAAGCTATAATGTCTCTATAGGGGGGATGTCATATGCCCTTGGTGATAATAATGTAGTTTTAGGTTATGAAGCAGGTGAAAATCTAACAACTGCTTCCGATGGTAATGTCCTTTTGGGTTATCAAGCTGGTAACGCAGAGACAAGCTCCAACCGCCTCTACATAGAAAACAGCAGCTCCGCCACACCACTTATCTACGGTGAGTTCGATAACGACATCGTAAAGGTCAACGGACAGCTGGAAGTAACAGAGGGGATTACGGTAAACAAGACAGCCGACACGGACTTCAGCTACAACGGTGACGTGATGTATTTCGGTTCAGGATCTACCACGCAGGGAGAGCTTTGTTACCTCAACTCAAGCGGGGGATGGACAGCAGCTGATGCTGATGCCACAGGCACAGCAGGTGGCGTGATGCTGGCTATCGCTCTGGGCGCTGATCCTGATGTAGACGGAATGTTGTTGCGTGGTATGTTTACTCTCGATCACGACCCAGGAACTATCGCTGATGAGTTGTATGTTTCAACAACCGCTGGAGACATCACGGGTACTGTTCCCTCAGGGACTGGAGACGTCGTTCGCGTAGTAGGCTACTGCCTCGATAGCACAAACGGACAGATTTGGTTTAATCCATCCAACGACTTCATCGTACTTGCATAAACATGCCAGACATAGCATCACATAACGGAATAGACGTGGCAGACATAGCATCAATAAACGGACAAGACGTCCCAAGCGGGGGCGGTGGGGTTTCTGAGCCAACTTCAGGAATAATCTCTATTGGAGGCGGGAACACTTCAAACAACATCCTTGCTCACACTCCTGCTGAAAGGATCTTCCAAACCGTTGAGTTTCATTCTAGTGTATCCTCACCTCCAGGTGTTTCTGATGTCGCAAAAATAAAAGGAGGTAGAAACGCGTTGGGTCTGTTGGACAACTCTGGTAACTTGTTTATGATTGGCGTAGGGGGTAGCTCCTCTGTTGGTTCAGGTTACTCTTACGGAGGGAAAATACGGCAGTTTGGCCTTGCATTAACTTCAGTCGCTGAATTTAGTTCTGGTGATGACCACACCTTGGCTGTAAAAACAGACGGAACACTTTGGGGCGTGGGAAGAGGCAGTTACGGTCAGTTTGGGGCAGGAAATACATCCAGTCTGTACACTAATTTTGCTCAGATTGGGTCTGACACGAATTGGTCAAAAGTCTCTTGCGGGGAAGATTACAGTCTTGCGATAAAAACTACAGGCGCCTTGTATTCCGCAGGTAGAAACTCAGACGGAAGAACAGGACAGGGGACTACCAGTGGCTCCACTACATCTTGGACTCAAATAGGAAGTGATACCGATTGGACCCAAATATCTACAGGCCAAAAAGCTTCTGCCGCCATAAAGGGGGGGACTTTAGTTACCTGGGGAGACGACGCCAATAATCAACTTGGTCTTTCGAGCTCTGGCGATCAGACCTCCCCTGGTACAGCAAACTCTGACACAGACTGGCAAAGCGCTCATGTGGGCGCTAATTACATCAAGGCCATAAAAACTACATCTGGTCATCACTACCATTGCGGATCGGGCGGAGGATTTGGGGCGGGAAGTAGGGGGGATGGTTCTGCATCTTCTTTGAGCAGTTTTACAAGAATTGGAAGTGATACTGGTTGGACTGAATTTATTGAGATTAAATACTCTAGCTTTGCTTATCACGCGGCTGGTAAAAAAAGTGGAAACTGGTATGTATGCGGCAGATACGACGGCATACCATATATAAGAGTAAGCGGCGTTTCAACGACTTCTAATACAACAACTTTCGTACAATTAACCAGTCCCGCTCCTTCAATTATTGGTGCCGTGAACGCTGAATCCAGTCGCCCCGAATTTATATACGTAGTTTAATATGGCAGAATACACAGTTATAATTACAAGCGAGGATGATCTGATTCAGTCTTGGACAGATTCTAGAGCCCCTAATTTTTTATGGATGTTTAAGGAGGAAGAATTAAGTGACTGCGTTCAGGTTGGTGAAGGTCAGTGGCAGGCCACCTATGAAAGCATGGAGCTGTCCTCTCCTAAAACATACACCTATTTGGATGTGGCAAATGGGGGAGAGGTTACTTACACGCTGCCTGCTGGAGAATACGGAATCAAGCAGTAATTTTTTACTATCTTTGCTCCTATAAAACAATATTATGGCATTTTTATTTCAGTCTAAATCTTGGTCTATCACAGGCGAGAAAGAGTTCGAGGGTCACTTCACCCTTCTTAATCCAACGCTAACTGTCATGCAGGTAAGCGTACATGAAACCAACGTATACATCTCTATGCAGGCTGTAGAGAACGGAGGGGTGTTCGTACATAACCTTAATGTTCATTACAACAACTCCGCTGGAGAAACCGACCTCGATGTAATCGTTGACGCAGCTGTTGCAGAGGGATTTCCTGAGGCTACGCTTAATTCGTAACTTGATTTAAACTCATATAAAGAAGGCCCTCACGGGCCTTTTTTTATTTGCTTATCTTTGTTTCATGGCTGTAATTGTAGGAGATACCATAGAGATCATTGTTTCTAACCCGACGGTTAAAAACACAATTAGCGTATCAACGCCAGCCCCTAACAATACAATTACAGTTTCCCAAGGCTATGTTGCTGCTGTGGGTTCGGGCGGAGGCACTGGTAGCGGAGGAACGGTGACCAGTATAACTGCTGGGGAGGGACTCATTGGAGGAACTATAACCGCCGCTGGA